GTTTCAATAACTTCTGCAACTGCTTCTGTGTTTTCTGTCATAGGTTGTACCTCCTTGTTAATCTTAGAAGTATTAATGCCTTTAGCACTATCAACTAAGAATTTTATCATTGTTGTTTTTTCACTATCCGTTTTTTCAACGAACCCTATGTTTTCCATCTGCTCACCAGTAATTGGGCTAACCTCTGATTCATTTTCAGATGCTATTACAATCCCATTTTCCTTATCATAAAAAACATTCTCTAACACTGTATCGTCTGCCTTGATAACGTCTACGCCATCAACCTTTTCAACAGATACGATATTTGCAAATTGATTTGCTGGGGAATCTACAAGACTCAACTCAACCAAATCATATTCCTTAATAACTCTAATTGTTTTGTCTGCCTTCTCATCATAGGCATCGTCCCACTTGTTCATTCGTCCACCAATAGAAAAACCAGTTAAAGTTCCATCAAGAACTTTCTCCCATGTATCCTGTGCACCCTTTGAAACATATGCAGATACAAATACACCCTTATAGAACTTCTTTGTTTCTGGATCGAAATACTTATCTTCTTTAAAGTCTACCATCTTGCCTACTGCCACTGGCTGATGCATTTCTCTAATGTTCCCACGGAATTTTGCAAAGGCTGCCATTGATGCTTCTGCAGTTACAATGTCGTCCTGCTTATCAACATTATCAAGGGATGCAAAACCAGAAACGATTCTGCGTTCCTTATCTACCTTGGTTAAAGGCATAGATAGGCGAAGATTATCGCCATCTGAATTCCAATGCGCTTTTGATATAATCATGGTTATTCTATTATATACCCTTTTTTGCTAAAGTATCACTATTCGGACATTTCGGTCAAGTCATCAACCTTACGACCTTCACCCTTTGGATTCCTACCACTTACTGTGGCTGGACCATCAGACTGATTGTTTGTTCTTTCTGTGTCACGCTGACGATTTGCATTGTCATTTGCTGTGTCTTGAGGCTTTGGATCGAAAGGCTCGTTACCGCCTTCAATCTGAGGAAGACCAAGAAGTTCTCTTCCTTCATTTGGAAGCATAACCTGTGTCTTTACAAGTCTTTCAATAATCTGTGACTGAGCAATTTCATCTGTAAGTGTAAGTTCATTAAACTTAAACTCAAGAATATCTGTCTTTTCTTTGATGATCTTGTTGATCATCTTTTCAAGGTTTCTTTGTGCTGGTCGTGCAACCTGCTCCTTGAATGTTCTGTCCTGAGAAAGTGCTGCTGCGATTGCTGCAGAATCTGATCCGCCAATCTTGGAAAGCGGAACTTGGTGAGCAACAAGAATATCGTCACGGTTTTGCTTTCTGTATTCCTTAAAGGATGCTTCTTGAACTCCATTTTCAACTGGGTCCATCTTAAACTCTACCTTGTTCGTGTCTGAGTCTCCAGGAAGTGGAATGTAAAGAGTTCTATGACTTTGACCCTTAAGACCAGTCTGAAGAAATCTAAACATCTTGTCTTCTGCTTCAGCAGATAACTTTGCACCCTTTAATGTCACAACATATCTTGGTGTTGCTTTGTTCTGGAAGTAGTCAATGTTATATTGTGAGGCAAGTTGATCTCCGTGAAGCGATCCAATTGCAGACATAATATCTGGGACTCCATAAAAAGTATTTAGTGGTGAGTACTCTTTGAAGTGAATAATTTCATTTGGACGTGCATCTGTTCCAAGGGGGTTTGGATTTGTTGCTCCAAAGTTACGGAAGTAAACTACCTTGTTTGCAATTACCTGAACGAAGCCATCACGCAAACGACGAACTCTCATTGTAGTTGATGGAATGTGGCCAACATAACCAATATCTCCACGAACTGTTCTACCTACTTCAAGATATCCGTTTCCAGTTGCCTGCAGGTCAGTAAAGACCTTTTCCATTGTGGTTGTAAATGAGTCTTCTGTGTTCAATGACTCAAGCCAATCAGTCAGTTCAATCTTTGCTCTTTCAATTCTCTTACGTGCATTGTCTGCTGTTTTTGGCTCAGATGCCTCTAACTTTAACATTGTTCTTTTAGAAACTTTAAACTCATATCCAAGACCAACAATATTTTCTACCTTAGCATCGATGGCTGCATGGTTAGCAAAAGATGTATCGTAGAAACTTGCAAGTTCGTATAAATTCCATGGTGGTGTAATTACATCAAACAGTCCGTAGGCATTTCTAAATACAGTTCCTGAATTAATCTCTTTAGATTTTGCACCATCACGGCCTGTGCTTTCTGCTCGTGAACTATCGATATATCCCTGTGTTGCTTCTCCCTTTATTAAACGAGAAGTTCTTCTTTTAAAATTAGCATCTAAACCTTGTAAGTCTTTTACTACATCCCAAGACTGATTAAACGGGTCTTGCTTTATAAAAGTATCATCTTCTGGCAGAGGAGTATCAGTCTTTGCTCTAATAAAAAATTCTTTATCTTCTGACATTAGTCATCACTTCCATACTTTGCAATAGTATCCTTTGCTGCCTGAACAGCACCAAGGTCATTTAGAGAAGGGATCAAACCTTCTTCCATTCTTTGCTTCTGCTCAGAGTATTCTTCTTCTGAAATTCTAGTTAGTCCTGGTACGAAGATGCATTCACCATCTCCCTCATCCCCGTAATATTTTGCAGCATCTTTTAATTTTGAGATCTGCATAATATCACCCTTCATGGACTCAATATTCAAAACTGAGCCATTTCCATCTGTAAACCACTTACCATTAGCCTTCTTGTACACATATAGGCCCCAGTCATAATGCTTTTCAATGATTTTTGCACGGGATTCTCCCACCTGCCCCTTCATTTTAGGCAGTTGCTTACGCTTTTTGGGTTGTTTTTCCATGTTCATATACACAAGTATACCACATTAGACTGCATCAACGGTTATTTGTTGCGAAGTGATACCCTTATAGACATTATACTCATAATCATTGATAGTAAAAACCTTTTCTGTATCAATAATAATCTTATTTGTTCCAGTATAACTCTTGTAGACAGTTTCTGGGTTTACTCCATAATAACTGCTTGAGGCCAAAACAAGAACCCCATCCCAGATAAAGGACGAAGACTTCCAATAGTCCCACTCAAGCGTCAAAGGTGTGGCGTACTTAACTGCAAACCACGGACGTATCTCAACCTGCTGTACTTCCTGCAGATTGGTGGACTGGTAGTAGGAAATTGTGTTAAAGGTTATTGGTCCATTTAGATTTATTGACCCAACCCTATTTCTGAAATCTAAAACATTGGGGAATGATATTCCAAGAAATCCCCACTCTTTTACAGTAATTACTGGTTCTTTTACAAGTTTGCCATTTAGATAGAACGATATACCATCCTCAAGTTTTCCAGTTTTTGCATTGATGGCATAAATCTTTGCTCTTTCTCCGCTTGGATGAATTGCAACCATATAAAACTTTATGTGTGTATTTTTTGATTCTATTTCAAATATCTCTGTTGACCCATAAGGAAATGCATCCTTATCGTATCTAATGGCTGCTTGCATGGCTATTACCTTATAGTTTTCTGCCATAGTCTTATTAATCGGAATTGAAAGACCACGATTAATCAGAGGATCATATGTTCCCTTTAATTCTATACCAGTATATCTTGTTAGATACAAGTATGGAGAACTGCCCTTGTAAATTGTAAAAGGGTTTCTTTCTTTGTAGTCGTAATAAAATCCAGACTTCTTGTATGGATATATTTCGTTACCAAATCTTGTTCCAATCGGATTAGTTGATGTTGAGTTAAATGCTTGAGATGCATATTCCAAGTTTCTAATTTTAACTTTATTCTTTAGAATGCCCCTTACATTAAAATCTAAATGTGTAACAAGTGCAAGGTCAAGTGATCTGACATCTGATGGAGGATAAATAATCATATTATTAACTACTTCATATTTTGTAGTCATCCAGTCTTCTCCTGGAACAACAAATGAATCATTTGACGGTCTTTCAGTTTTTATGAAGTTTGACTCTGGAAGGTTCGCACCATTTTCTATATACTGAAATGTAACGTATGATTTTACTAATGAGTTAGATGTGTCATACTTGTAGTTTTTGTAGGCTCTGTTTTTTAAATCATCGTAGTTTAGATAGCCAGTAAATAGTTGGTTGTCTAAAGAAGAGTATGTTCTTTGGACAGGAACATTGTACTCGTCATATAGTTCTGCATATGTCCAAGATCCTGTCTGCTCTTCCTCAACAAAAACTGACGGTGCTGGATAGTTAAGATTAAACTGAATCAGATCTAAATCATAGTAGTCCTTGCCTTTTTCATCTTTAACATATTGTGAGAAATAAGAAAGAGGAATGTAGTCTTCCCAATAGCCCTGAACATCTATATCCAGCATATAGTTATCAAAATATGATGATGGGGAAAGAGTATAACTTGCTGTGTGATCTTGAAATTTTTCTATTGGGTAAGAATTAACTGATCCAGAATCCACAATCTGATCCCATTCTGCTGGGTTTGTTCCAAAATAGTTGTCAGTAGAATTGTAGTCTACGTCAACTGTCTGAGCATATAGTTCAAAAACATTTTCATCACTTAGAGGTATACCTCTTTCATTAAACAAAAACTCAATCTTTTTATGGTTACGTGCTGTACAAAAGCCAACCTTATAGATGTTTCCAGAAAAAGTTTCTGTAAGATTTGATTTTCCACCTACATAAAGTTTCAATGTATTTATGTTGCCAAAAAATGATGCAACATTTCCTCCGAAATAACTTGATACTTTGTCTATGTCTAGTCCTGCAGAAAAAATTTCTTCTAAAGAAATTCCAGCAAGTGGATCACTACCAGACCAAGAGAATGTAGCAATAATTTGCTTTGTTTCACCGTAACCTAGTTCATATAAAATGTTTAAATTATTTGGATCCTCTGGGTCGTCTGGATTTACATATACATATATTTGAAAATAATCTGAAGAGTTTGTAGACTCTATTCTAAAAAGTGTTTGAGTCTCAGTTGGTTCTTCTAAAAACTTAAACGATCCATAAAAAGATCTCATTCTCTCATTTAAAAAATTAAGACTATCGAAGTACATATATCCATTTTGCACTGAATTAAAAGAAAAAAACTTATCCCCATCATCCTGCAATGTTTTTAGTTCTGCGTATAGGCTATCTATATCTGAAGATCCAAGAACTATTTCTGGCAATTCATAGTTGGGTGTGCAGAGCATGTTATCTTCTACACTAAGGTTATCCAGTACTGCCTGGCTCCATTTTCCAATGTTTGGATAGGAGTAGTTATTAGTGTAGTCTGCAAATGGGTAGTCTATGTATACTGATGATCCACTGTATGCCTGATTAATACCCTCTGGAAATTCGACACCCTGTCCATATACAAATCTTTTCTTTGCCAATACAAGAGGAACCTGATATGTATAAATTGCAATACAATCTAACTCTATTGGAGAAATATCATCATAAGCATAGAAACCAATCCAGTCCTGATCTTTACCAGAAGAGTTAAGTTTGCTTGGAAATGATAGTTCTGATGTTATGTAGTTAAGAGATATAACCTCTTCTCCGTTAATAAGCATTGATGCATAGTTCTCTGAAACACGTACATGCATCAACATTGGGCGTGTCCACTCTCCTACATAATAAGACCCAGAACTATTTCCAATTTTTAAAGTAAGGAATGGTCCATCAACATAAACTCCATCGTCTGATCCTATTGGACCAATAATTCTTTTAATGCTTGAGGAATCAGAATTTATTCTAATCCAAACCTCTAGAGTATATTCTTTGTACTGTCCGCCTTCAGAAAGGAATCCAAGTCCTGGAATAATTAATGATGGGCTTTGATTGTTTGGTAAAAGTTTGGTTAGATTTGATGCACCGTAGACAAGAGGGATTCCAGTATTTTTTGCAAGAAGACTGTTGTCTTTAACAAGGTAGTACGCCTTATTATCCTGTAACCCATAAGCGCTTGCCTCTATACCAAATGAGGCTGGAATAGCAATATCAGATGGTACGGATATTTTTTGAACACCAAGTGATGATGAGTTGAACTCTTCGCACCATTGCCCTGCTGTAATTCCGTTAATAAGGAACTGATAATCATCTGCGGTTGATGCTCCGCCAATATAGTTTATTTTTAAGACAATTCTAAACTCTGTATTGTCTTCTGGAATATCAAATGTCTCTGAGATAAAAAACCACTTATCCTTAACAGATGTTGTATAAGACTTTAGTCTTTGTATCGTGCTACCGCTTGTTGTGTCGTAGTATTCATAGCCAATCTCAAAACTAGATGCATAGGCACTAATTGAGTTAAAGAATGCGCCAACTGAAAATGTAGATAGGCTATCGTTTAAAGATGAAAAATTGACGATGTTGTTGCTTATACAAACTATTTGACCAAAGTCATCATCAGTTAGTTCTCCAGTTATTTTTGTTGTCTGACTATCAATGAACGGTTCATCGGTGGTTGTGTGCACAACAGCAGAGCCATTTGTTATAGTCCAAGATGTTATGTCTCTATCTGACTCATCAATTAGGCTTATGTAGTCTGCAACATCATCTAAAGCCCAAAGAGCGACTGGGTGCTCTGCATATATTTTTTCTGCATATAGATTTGATGGATTAGACATTATAGGTCTATTTTACCACAGAAGACTACTTGTTTACTTTTATTTCACAGTAGTCTGTTGTGCAGTATGCTTCGCCTTGAGCCTCAAGATTATCCACACCGTCGTAAATTGCACCGAAGTCGATATGCTTAAGTTTTCCAATATATGACTCATATTCTTCTTCTGTGATCTGAGTATATGGCTGCTGAGGATAAATAGTGTTTCCCATTGGAAGGAATGAGACTGCCTTTAGTTGTCCCTCGTACATATGCAGTGCTGGGACAACATGCTTTGATTCTGTTTCCTTGTCAAATGAAAGAGTTACAGAAACACCATTGTCAGACCAGTACTTCTGAGCAGTTGCAGCAAGAGCAATCTTTTCAAATAGTGTTACATCCTTTTCAGATCTTGGGTGACCTGATTTAATTGGGAAGTAAACTACTGATGTGTTTGCTGATACTACGTCATCTTCAATTGTGTACCCTGCTGCTTTGAACAAGTGCATCATTGGGTCTGTGTTTCCAAATCGAACTGCACGAAGGAAGAAGTTTCCTCCAGGTCCCCAGTGAACTCCAGGAGTTGCACCAGAAAGAATTGAAACTGATCCCGATGGCTTAACTGTTGTTACCCGAATTGATTCACGAACACATAGCCACTCTGAATACTGGTGGTCATAGTGACGAATCTTGTTATATCCTTCATCCATCCACTCACGAACAATTGGCAAACCCTTTTGATCTGCAAATGATGCAATACCAGTAAGTGATGTACCAATGCGACGGTTACGCTGCATGATGCCGTTTGTTTGTGGCCAATGTGTTGGAACAAGTGTTACAGTCTTTCCGTAAAGGTATGCAAACTTCAGGGTACGCAGGAAGTCCTCCTTAGATTCATGACGATTTAAGTGCACTTCTACAAGAGTACATAATTCGTATGACTCCAATGGCTGCTCCGCACATGGGTTAAATCCCATCACACGATAATCCTTACCGTCTGGCGCATCCTTTAGTCGTCCATAATTACGAGCAACATCAAGCCAGATAAAACCTGGTTCTCCGTTTTCTGTAATTAAATCTACATAGTCTTCGTACTTTGTTCCTACTTCTGCTGAAATAGAGTTGTTTGACATCCAAGCCCAACCTGGATTTTCTGGATCAAACGAGTTGCGCTCTGGGAACATTTCTGAGTTCTTTAGATTCATAAATGTTTCATCCCCTGAAGTACCTAAAGCAAGAGTTGCTGAGCGACGGACGTTACCTGAAACAACACAGGTACCAATTAAGTTTACTAAGTCTACGATGGCACGAGAGTCCAGTGTTTCACCCGCTCTGGAGCCGATTACACGGTCTATTTGGTCGTGCAACTTGATAAGAGGTGCAGGTCCTGATGCAACGCCTCCAAAGCCCTTGATAGGTGCTCCAAGAGGTCTGATCAAATCATAGTTAAACTTCTGGATGCTCTGGTTTGGTCTTAGATAAGAGTTAATGAGAAGTCTGACTGACTCTACCCATCCTTCACGAGTGTCTGGGATTTCAAAGATCTGCTCTGGCTCTGTTGGGGCATAG